AGACGCATCAACGGTAAGAACTTCAGCGAATGGTTTCTATAAGACTGTAGAAGTTGTTTTTTCTGGGGACACCCGGGGCAACAATTGGCAATCTACAGCGACAGGGTGGACTTTGTAATGTCTGACGTCATTGACCTCACAACTTCAATAGCTACGCTGGCATCTGCGATACAGACCGGTATCGACAGTAAGTTAAAAGAAGTTCATACACAAATGCCAGGGATTATTGAGACGTTTGACCCTGAGATGCAGACAGCTAAAATCCAGCCTGCTATCAAGCGAGTATTTAGAACTGGAGACGGCGAGGCGGAGTTCTTAACCCCGACAGCGCTACCACCCTTGATCAACGTACCGATCGTATACCCTAGGGGCGGAGGTTTTAGCTTGACCTTTCCAGTCAAGACCGGGGACGAATGTTTAATACAATTTTGTGAGAGGGCTATCGATGGATGGCACGAATACGGGAAAGTCCAAGAGCCTACTAGCCGGAGATTTCACGCGTATGCCGATGCTGTGGCCTTTGTTGGTTTATCCTCAAAGCCAAATAAAGTACCAAATTACAGCCCAGATAGTGTACAATTAAAGCATGACAATGGTGATGTTACGTTATCGCTAAACCCTGACGGTACTTGCGATATTACAGCCGATAACGGGATCTCAGCGACGAGCAGCACGGGCGATATCTCAGTAACTGCGGATCAAGGAAACATAAGCGCAAAGGCTACTGCGGGGAATATTGAAGTCGAAGCCACAGCGGGGCAAATTGATGTTACTGCCGGGACTTTGATAAACGAGACCGCACCAACTATTAATTTAAATGGTAACGTAAACATCTCAGGGTTGTGTACGATGCTTGGGGGCTTCATAGCTTCCGGTGGGTCAGGGGGACAGATGAACGGGGATCTACATACCAATGGAGCCTTGACAAACAACGGGGTTAACGTGGGCTCCTCGCACTCACATAATCAAGCTAATGACTCGGCAGGTAACTCCGAGCAACCTGTGGGGGCACCATTTTGATATCTAGAGCGCTCAATAGCCACAATGATATATTTATAAAAGACGGTCGCTTTGCGGTCACTGACGAGGCCGCAGAAGTATTGCAGCACGTCCGAACCCGATTACTGTTCTACCTCGAAGAGTGGTTTTTAGATCTGAATTCGGGTACACCTTGGTTTCAAAACATATTTACACGGCCTTTGGATCTCGCGGAAGCCGAATCAATTATTAAATCTAGAATCCTAAACACTCCGGGAGTGCTAAAGTTGACAAGCTTTGTGTTTAATTTCGACTCTAACACCCGACAAGGTGATATCGTATTTAGCGCAGAGACGACCTACGGGACTATTGACAGCGAAAAGGTATACTTAAATGTCTGAATATGGCGTGACCCCTGAGGGCTTTGTTAGAAAGCGTTTAGACGTAATTTTACAAGAATTAAACGCCGAGATGAAGGCTATTTTTGGGGAAGAGCTAAACTTGACCCCTGAATCCCCCGACGGGCAAGTTAATGGCGCAACGTCGGAAAGCTACGCCAATTTGTGGGAACTCTCAGAGCTTTCATATAATGCTAGAAACCCTTCTGCGGCTGTCGGGGCGGCACTATCAAGCTTAGTACAGCTAAACTATATCACTAGACTTCCTGCGACTCGAACAACCGCAGATGTAACTTTAGGCGGCACTCCCGGGGCTGTGATCCCTGCGGGTAGCCTGATGAGCGCGAGCGCTACAAATATAAAGTATGAGACTACAGCAGAAGCAACCCTTGACGGCGGAGGCTCTGCGATAGTCGAGGCTAGAGGGTTAGAGTTCGGGGCAATATCGTGTCCTGCGGCATCTATAGATACGATAGAATGGAGCGCTCAGGGTGATAACCCTGTGGTAGGCTGGTCAACAGTTACAAACGTAGCCGAAGGCCTTATAGGAACCGAAGCAGAGACAGACGTAGAGCTACGAGCTAGAAGACAGAGAAGTACTAGCACCGGAGCCCAAGCGATACTCGACGCGATGTTTGCAGCTATAAATAATATCCCTGGGGTTACGAACTTAACAATTTTAGAGAACGATACGAACGCGGTAGACGCGAATGGCCTGCCACCCCACTCCTTTGAGGTCATTGTGGTTGGTGGAGATGATCAGACGATAGCAGATACAATCTGGGCTAAAAAATCTACGGGCTCAACACCTGCGGGGACTTCTGACATTGACATTGTAGACTCTCAGGGCATCACACATACTATGAGATTAACGCGACCTGCACAGATCGATATCTACGTTAAAGTGACCGTTACAACTTTCGCGGACTACCCCGCAGACGGCGACGACTTGATTAAACAGGCTATAGTAGACTATGCAAATGGGGAATTGATAGCAGGGCGTGGCTTCTCCGTAGGGGATGATGTTATATACACCCGCTTATACACACCAATAAACTCAGTTCAAGGCCATGAGATTGATGAGCTTCTTATAGGCTCTGTATTCCCTCCGGCCTTACAAGATAATATTGCTATCGGGATAGAAGAAGTTTCGCACTTCACGATAGCTAATATCGAGGTCGTATCATGACCGAAGTGATAAAGCACGCAGATCTAGCACAAAGTCGATTAGCTACGCAGTTTAGAGAGGCTACTAATCTAATTAACTACTTGCGTACTTTATTATCTGAATCGGATGAGCTCGAGGGAGTTCTCCAAGATACGCTTAATAACTTAAGCATTGATGATGCTGAAAACTTTGACTTAGATGTGATCGGGGACATCGTAGGACAGCCAAGGGTTTTTATAGACGCGGACGGCCTCACGTACTTCGGGTACTTCGGGCATCCGCAGGCTGAAAGCTACGGTGATCTGTATGACCCCTCTGTGGGTAGCAGGTACTTATCTCTAGGTGAGCCTCCGGCGGGTTTTAGGGAGCTGTCCGACCCAGAATATAGAGTGTATATTCGAGCTAAAATTGCGAAGAACCACACCCATACGTACCCCGAAGAGATGATTAGCCAAGTTAAATTTTTGTTTGGTGACGTCCCTGTGGATCTTTCCGAAGGTGTAATGACGTGTGATATACATATCGGCAGGAAGTTAACAGTTAACGAGAAATACTTACTAGAGTCGGGGATATTAGCGAAGCCTCTCGGCGTAGAAGTCACCTATACTTCAGATTAGACTATTAAATAAACGAGGGTAAACATGGCAGTTGATAAGCCAGATACAACACGAGTGTGGGCAAGTGCAGCACTACCCGCAGATATAGAAGATCCAGATATATCAAGTCCGGGTAAAGTTGAAGACGGGTACAGAGATGAGATCCCAGTCTATCAGCATCATAATTGGATCTTTAACGAAGCGTCTAAGTCAGCTAAGTATTTAAATGAGCAAGGCATAGGGATCTGGGATGCTGTAACAACCTTCCCTATAGGTGCGATAGTTAAGGGTTCGGACTTGAATCTCTATCAAGCTATCGTTGAGCAGTCCAATAATGACCCTGTAGGTGACAAGACAAATTGGAGGCCATTTGTTACAAGTACGACAGCCGGAGGCCGGAAAAACTTACTAGACAATGGCCAGTTTAGAATTTGGCAAGAGGGTACTTCTTTCAGCATAACCGGTAACACAGTGACCACCTCAGATAGGTTTGATATTACTTCTGCAGTCGGTACAACGCTCGTGAATCGGACACTAAATAAATTCCCGGGCTTCACCGATGATGTTGACTCATCTTTGACAATTGAGCCGCAGGCGGGTGCTTCTGGAGTGTCAATGATACAAAAAATTGAGGCACTTAATTCTTATTATTTAGCGTCTAAATCTGTTACGTTCTCGATGCTAATAAACACTAACGAAGCGATTACAGTAAACTTGAATTATAAAACACCAAGTATCCCGGACGATTGGTCTTCTGTTATATCTATAGAAGATACAATTCCAGTCGCGCTATCCGTAGGCGATAATGTTGTACGTGTAACATATGACAATTTATCATCTAGCGTATTCAATGGTGTTGGTTTTGAGATAGAGCCAATAGGATTCACAGGAGGGTTTTTAGA